CCCAATAAATATGAGGTTAAGAATTATAGAGGCTATGATATAGAGAGGTTGAAAGATCGCTTTAGAGCACTAGGTATTGCTAAAAATCGTGATGGAGAAGCTGAGAAGGTTATAGGATTAAAATATGTTGGTGAATGTGGGTACTTTGATGAGTTACCTAGGAAAGATCAGATGTTAGAATCTGATTATAAATTAATAGAATCAATTAAAAAATCATTTTAAGTTGGCTAAAGTTTGTATAGTTTGTGGAGATACTGGGACTGGAAAGTCTAGTAGTCTTAAGAACTTAAAACCAGAAGAAACCTATGTGATAAATGTTCTCAATAAACCTTTACCATTTAAGGGCTCAAAAGCTCTTTATAATGAAAGTAATAAGAATCATGTTAACACAACAAGTTATCAGGATATTCTTAATATTTTAGATGCTATTGATAAGAAAGGTACTCATATTAAAAATCTAATCTTAGATGATTTAGGTTTTGTTATGACTACTGAATTCTTTGCAAGAGCTAGTGAAAAAGGATTTGATAAATTTGCACAATTTGGTCTTCATATGCAACAAATTATATCTCGTGCTAAAGACATGCGTGATGATTTGAATGTAGTACTAATGTATCATGAAGATGATGATGTTAGTGATAGAGTGAAAGTTGGTAAAAAGATTAAGCTTATAGGACAAATGTTGGATGATAAATACAATCCACTAGGTGTAGTAAGTGTATGTTTGTTTACTGATGTATCTTTTGATGATAAAACTGGTGAGGCTAGATATGGCTTCATTACTAATAGAACTCAGAAGAATGGATTAGTTATACCTGCTAAGTCCCCACAAGGGATGTTTGATGGTAATACTATCCCAAATGACCTAGCTTTAGTATTTAAGGCTATGGATGAATATTACAACTAACGATGGAAGTTAGTAGATAATAATAAGAACTAAAATAAAAATAAAATGAACTTAAATTTTGATGATGCAGTTACAGGTGGTAATAGAACATATTTAGAACCAGGATTGCACACAGTGCGTACCAAAGAGATTATCTCTGGTCAAACAGATAAAGGATCACCATATATTGAATGGGTGGTTGAAGACAAAGCAGGTTTATCTTGCTCACAACGATATTATTTAAACACAGTAACCAATGCTGGTAAACAATTCTCTGCTTGGGATATCACTAAAAACATAGTATTATCTATGGTAAAGGGTATCTTAGGATTAGATGATGCAGGTGCTAAAGCAGTAATGCCTCGATTTACTTCTCCTGAAGAGTTGAATAGTAAATTAGCTCCTGAATTAACTAAGTTAGTTATGGGGAAATACTTTGATATCCGATTAAATGGTGAGGAAATTGAAGGACGTGATGGTAAACCTAACTGGAAGAAAGCTATCTTCGGTAAAGGATTCTTCACTGCTCCAGCTAATTCTAACAAGCTTACTTTTGATCCAGCTAAACATATTAAAATGTTACCTAAATCAGAAGGAATGCCTGCAGGAGAGGGTATTGTTAAGAACACTGTTGAACCTAATTGGTAATCTAAAATAGAATAAAAAATAATCTAAGGGTGGGAGCAATCTCACCCTTTTTAATATAACTTATATTATGATAACAGAGCTTTTAGATAGAGAATTTTTAAAGTTATTTAATAAAAATCAACTTTTAAAAGATTGTCTTAAGAGCTCTATTAGGAATGAAGGTATAGGTAAAATAACAAATATGTATGTAAATGACTAGAAAAACTAAATTACAACTAGAAGCTGAGAAATTAAAAAGAACTCGTAACTTTAAAGTAATAAAGACAATGTTAAATTCTTTTGATCCAGATACAGTTAAGCTAGGTATAGGAATTATTGAGGGTAAGAAGAGGTATCCTACTTTAGTCAAGCTTCTAAAAGAAGAACTTGCATGGGAAGAAGATTATTTAGTTACTTATAATTCAGAGTCTAGACAAGAAGGTGTTAGAGTATTTGATACTATGTCTGATGTAGAAGTTAAAAGGATTTTAGCAGATAAAAGTATTTATAAGAAGGATATATGATATTTAACTTTGATGATGTAGAGGAGAAGATTACTAAAGAAGAGATACTATCTAAGATCACAGAACTAGATATATGGAGAAGATATATACCAAACTTTGTCAATATAGATAAGAGCTTTAAAAGTGATTTATATGGAGACAAGAAAGCCTCTTGTAGAATTTATCCTAATGGTCAGGGTAAACTAGTATATAAGGATCATGGGAATGGTGATTTTATAGGTAGTTCTTTTGACTATGTACAGAAGAAGTTTGGATGTAGTTATCATGAATGTTTAAACATTATAGCTCGTGACTTTAATATTAAGAATCTCTCTACAATAGTAAATCCTAAGTTATTATTAGCTAATGATGTAGGTAATAATAGTACTAAAATGCAGTCTTCTAAGACTAAAACTAGAATAGACATAGTAAAACAAGGTTATACAAGTTATGATTACGATTATTGGAAACAATTTGGAATATCCATAGCTGATCTAGAACGAGAGGAGATCTTTAGTGTTAAGTACGCATACTTACATACTAGTGATAATCAATATCTATATGAATATAGAAAAACTAACCTTATATATGCCTATAAAGAATATAATTATGAAACAAATGAATTTATGGGTTATAGACTCTATTTTCCATTGTCGAATGGTAATAGATTTATAAATAATTCAGGAAAGAAAGGATTACAAGGATATGATAAATTACCTGAATCAGGTGATATACTTATACTCACTAAATCACGAAAGGATTGCGTATGCTATGGATTATATGGCATACCTGCTGTAAGCATGGCTTCAGAGACTACATTACCAGAAGAGGAATTAATTGCTGTTTTAACAGCTAGATTTAATAGAGTAGTAGTGAATCTTGATAATGATGAAGAAGGAGTGAAGAATACACTGAAAATAGTAGAAAAATATGGTTTAGAGTATTTTTATATCGATGGTGCTAAGGACTTGAGTGACCTTATAAAAGCTAAAGGTACAGAATATGCTAAAAATCAGATACAAAATAAACTCAATATTAAAATATGAGTAAAATAAAGATAGGATTTGAGATTACTGATATGTGGATAAAGGAAGATTATAGAAATGTAATCTATGCTCTACAAGACAATCCTCAAAAGATTGATAAAAGATTAACAGCAGGAGATGTGGAGTTGTTTCTAATTTCTACAGATGATAGTTCTACTTATATATGGGCTACAGGAGCTAGAATAGGACTAGATACAGATCATACAATAGCTTGTGCTACAACAGCAGCTAAATTAGCAGCTATAGAAACAAATAAGGTACAGATATTCTTAGATGATTACAATCCGACAGTAATGTCAATTGATGAAGATTCAGAATATGCTGATGGAATACTAGTGGATAGTAAGCGTGATTATTATACAATCAATGCTAAATGGTATTCACAGTTAGTAGGGATGGTTAAGAGATTGTTAGATGACTTGGAATCGTAGTAAGCGTAAGAAGAAACAGTTTAAAGTAGGTGGAGTTAAGATTAAGAATGCTAAGAAACAAACTATAGATGGTATTAATTTCAAGTCACAGTTGGAAGGATATTTTTATAGTGAGGCTAAAAAAGCAGGTATTAATGATTTTGTCTATGAGGGAAAGAAGTTTCTATTACAAGATAAGTTTACAGCTACTTCCTCAGGTATAGAACTATATACAAAGATAGATGCTACTGATAAGAAGAATATCAAGAAGAAAGTAGTCTTTGGAGAGGTTACAAACAAGATTAGAACTATTACATACACACCAGATTTCATTTGTATAGATGAAGAGACTAAGACTGGATGGGTAGTCGAGACTAAAGGATTTAAGATGGAAACATTTAATATTAAATGGAAAATGTTTAAAAAACATTTGCTAGATAATGGTTATGTACTATCTTTGTACACTCCTAACAACAGAGAAAACGTACTTAAAACAATTGAATCAATTAAATCTAAATATTACACATAATGAAAATCAATATCAAAGCTTACTCTTATTATGACAAGTTTAGACAGTGTCATATCTTGAGAAACAAAGAATATGGTATTGTAGCATTTGGAGCTACTAAAAAAACCACTAAAAAACAATTTAAAGAATTAATCCACAATTTACTAAAACTAGAAACCTTATGAACAATCTATTATTTATCTTAAGTGCAGTATTCTGCATAATACCAGTTTTAAATATGCTTATTCCTGATTATTATAATTATATAGTCAGGATGTCATTTACAACTCCTGTAAAACGAAAATATGATTTCTTATATCTCGTCTTAATGGGTATAGAAGTTGTATATATTTTATTAGGATTTACTAGCTTTCTAGCTTCTATATTTATAGTATTGATAGTATTTGAAGTATTAGTTGCAGTAGGATTGAATATAGCTAGTAAGCTAAATTTCTATCTATATACTGCAGCCTTCTTAGTTATTAATCTATTTATATTTGTAGAATTATATGAAAAGCTATATTAGAAACAAAATAGTTCTTGTGTTATGGATAATGGCTGTAATAGTCATTGTAATAACAGTATTTACTCCTATTGTAGGATATAATACTCCTATACCCAAGAATGTACAAATAAACAAAATAATTAAAGACACATTATGATGGTAAAAGTTCCAATATCGTTTATGGCAGATCTATCTAAATTGTTAGATAAACTTGCTCAAGAAGGAGAAGATAAGATATCATGGCCTACTATCAACAAGGCTAAAAAGATGTCTCAATCAGTTAAAGACAATTATACTGATATTAAAGCCCCCTATGAGGAATAAAAATGATAGCATTAATCGATGGAGACATGATCACTTTTGTAGCATGTCATAATAAGAAGATTAAGGATAAAAAAGGAGTGCCTATTCTTCTAGATGGAGAACCTGTCTATGAAGATAAAACTCTGGATGAGATGAAAGAAGTGGTAGATTCATATATGAAACATATGATCAAGAAATCAGGAGCAGATAAGTTTATTATGGCTCTTACTCGTGGTAAATGTTTCAGATATGAGTTTTACCCTGACTACAAAGGAAATAGGAAGCAAGCTGGGATGGAGCGTCCTCAATTCTTTTATGAGATTAGTCAGTATGTAATGGATAAATATTCTGGTGTAATACTCCCAGGATATGAAGCAGATGATATTATAGCCTCTTATAAAAAACATTATGGGACTGAGGCTATGGTTATATCTACAGATAAGGACTTATTACAATGTATAGCAGGATCTCATTTTGATCCTAAGAAGAATGTATACATTGCAACTAGTACTTATGATGCAGAACATAATTTCTGGAAGAGTATGATAGTAGGAGATACTGCTGATAATATATTTGGTCTAAAGGGAAAAGGACCTGCTTTCTTTCAAAAGATGATAACATCTGATGAATGTGGAAGTTTATATCAGAAGACTCTTAAGGCTTATTTTGAACACTATCAAGATTTTAATACTGCGATAGATGAATTCTATAAACACTATAAGTGCTTGCATTTAGAGGATAATATAGATTTAGCAGTATTACCACAGCCTTTTAATTGTAGTGATTACGAATTATGAGTATTAGAAAAACATATCTCAAGAACAAGGGATATATTAGAGAGAATGGTAATATTAAGCATACAAAGGTAACAATGTTCTGTTTACCTATGTTTGGTATACATCATAAGGATTTTGGGAATCATTTGTTGAATGTGTATGCCTTACATGAAGAGGTACCATATTTGTATGTGGTAGTCTTAAATCCTTATAAAGAAGATAAGGGATTAACCATAGTCCTAGATAAGCTTCGAGGGCATCCTAATTTCTTAGAAGAAACTAGAGATGACGAGGATTATGAAATAGTAATAAAGTTAAAATTAGATAGTCATTGGGAAGATGATTATTATAAGATTATGTCTGGAGACTATTCACAGCTTTCAGAAGATTATAAAAAGATATTAATAAATGTTTTCTCAGATAGGAAAGAAGATCTGAGTAAACCACCAGTGATTGTAGATGGTCAAGTACTAACTACAATGCATGAAGTGTTATACCCTACTTTGGAAAAGAAGAAGGTTATAGCAAAACACTTTGGAGTTGAAGACTCCTCAGTGAAAGAACTTATATCGAAACCAGATATAAGATATGAGTTGTATAGGAAGACAAGTGAACTATTAAACGAGGAAGAGGCTGTATGAGGAGTGAGGATGGAATTTTTAGAACAGAATTTAGCAAAAGAATTTTTGAACATAAATATAAACATGAGGGAGCTGAGACTTGGGAAGAGTTATCAGAAACCTTAGTAGAAGACGTTTGTAAGAATTACCTTACAGATGAAGAGAAAGTACAACTTAAAAAATATCACTCTGAAATGAAATTTATAGCTGGTGGTCGTTACCTATATTATGCTGGTAGACCATTTAAAGCTTTTAATAACTGTTATTTACTACGTAGTGAAGAAGATAGTAGAGAAGATTGGGCTAATCTGTCATGGAAAGCTGAATCTTGTCTCATGACAGGTGGAGGTATAGGAAATGATTATAGCAAGTATAGAGCTAAAGGTTCTGTAATTAGTAGAACTGGAGGTGTTGCTTCAGGTCCTATATCTAAAATGAAAATGATTAACGAGATTGGTAGAGAAGTTATGCAAGGAGGCTCTAGAAGGAGTGCCATATATGCATCTATTAATTGGAAACACCCTGATGTAAATGAATTTCTACATTGTAAAGATTGGTATTCTATCCCTATAAGCGGTGCTTATGATAGTAATGGTAATAATCTTACTGTAGGACAACTAAAAGAAAAAGATTTTAACTATCCAGCTCCTTTGGATATGACTAATATTTCCCTTAATTATGATAATAAGTTTCTAGAAGAACTCTATGAATTACCCTTTGAAGAACTATTAAATATATATAAAACTGGTGGTAAAGAAGCTATATCAATGCTTCCTATCAAAAATATACCAGTAACATTTGTTGAGAATTGTAGACAAGCATTAAAAACAGGTGAACCTGGATTTTCATTTAACTTCTTTGAAAAAGTTAATGAAACATTAAGAAATGCTTGCACTGAAGTTACATCTGAAGATGATTCTGATGTATGTAATTTAGCTAGTATAAATATGGCTAACATTGAAACCATAGAAGAATTTAGAGATGTAGTTAGATTAGTGTCTAAGTTTCTATTATGTGGTACAATGGTAGCTGATTTGCCTTATGAGAAAGTTAAAGAAGTTAGAGAAAAGAATCGAAGATTAGGATTAGGATTAATGGGTGTGCATGAATGGCTTCTAAAAAGAGGCTATAAGTATGAAGTTGTTCCTGAATTACATCAATGGTTA